AAGCACTCATTCCTTCAACACCTTCTGCATCTGGATATCTTTTACCTGCTGATATAAATTCTATACCATCCTTAAAATCATAAAATCCGTGTCGACCTTTTACCCCATTATAATCCTTAAGAAGTTTCTGAAATTCTCTTATACGGTCAGAGCCAACAACCATAGACAGTTTTGTAAAACCTTGATCGTGTAAAATAGAAGCAATGTGCAATGCAGTTTTTGCGTTCTTATCTTCAATAATGTTTCTTCCATGCTTTGGAAACATTTTACGCATAACACGAATTTTCTCTTTATACTTAAGAGGATTCTTTTTAGAATCGTTTGATTGTGAAGCATATATACGATATTGATTTCCAATAGCTGCTGCAGCTACCTTGGTTATAAGCTTGCCGTGTCCAACAGTAGGAGGATTAAATCTTCCAAATGTAAAAACTACTGCCTTTACACGTTCTTCATTAAACTGCTTAAAGCCTTTAATATCGTTTATTTTTTTCATCGTTCCCATCCTTTAATAACATCTGGTGAAAAATTATTAGTAGAAAATTCTAATCGGTCAACTAGTTTAACTGCTCCATTAGTATTATAGTCAATCGCAACAAATCCTTCTGAGCCTGTTACTTTAAAACCTTTTTTTGTTCTAATGAAAGTGTCAATTTCTTTTAACTTATCAAGTTTATTTATAATGATTAGTTTAGCATCAACGATTGCGTTCATTAACTGAAACATCATATCGAGGTTTTTTCTATTTTCCTTAGAAAAGAATTTCATTTCGTTTTCATTCTTCAGTGCTATATCTCGTTTGCCTTTATCACTTTTGCGCTTTTTGTACTCGGCCTTATGTTTTTTATCAAACCAAGCAATTAGATCATTTACATGCTTTGCAGTATTTTCAATACGCTCACGCTTTCTTACGAGTGTGTTATTGAACGTCTCAAGTTTAGTAGCAAGTTCTGGATTATTTTCTAGCTCGTTAAGAGTTGTTGATTTAATTTTTTGGAAGATTTTACCAGCCTTTGAAAGTTGCTCGGTAACTTCTTCGGTATCTGCTTTAGTTAATGTTACTGTTCCAGAAAGATTTTTAAGTCCAAGTCCAGCATCTTTTTGCCAAACACTTGATTTCTTTTTAAGAGAAGAAATGTCTACACCATAAGATGCAGTCATAGTTTCAAAACTTTTGCCTTTGTAAGTTGTATGCCACACAATTCCTAAATTAGCCTTTGAAATTGTCTTTGCTAAATCAGAGCCGGAAGGAACTGCGTAAACGAGGGTGTTAGGCTGAAATGTAATATACTTTTCACCGTCGATAGATTCAGGTTCAAGGTCTCCTTTTGTAAACATAAGATCTCCTTGAATAACGTCTTTAATACCAATATCTTTAAGTTCATTGAATGCTGTTACTAATTTATCTGCTAAGTCGCCAGATGTATCATTTCTCACATCGGCCTCTGACTTATAAACCTTTGGATCTTTATTAAAAATACCTTTTTTTGCTACGAAAAACTTACCATCTGATGGATCAATTCCGGCAAATACCGCAGGTGCACCGTCCCACTTTTCAGTAACATTAGTTGAAGAACTAACTTTACCGGCTAACATATCTCTCAAAGAACGAAGAGCAAAAATTGATTCTCTTGCTCCCTTAACTCCGCCGTAAATAACACGATCTTCGATATGTGTCATGTGTGTGTTTTTACCTGCGCGAGATGCTTCTAATATGCTGTCACAAATATCAACACTATCCAATAGGTCTGTTACGGTTTTACCTTTCTCCCAAAACTTACAAGACCAATAACGTGCTTTCCACTTTGGGCCTGGATCTGTATCACATTGGTGACGAGCTCTAAATCCAGCTAACCTGCCGGGATCATCGCGTTTAATCTCCATGTTAGGATCACCAAAACCAAGTTTTATAATGTTACCTTTTTCGTTTTTTACGTAAACGTAAAACTTTTTCTTTTTATCATCTGAACGAAACGGTTTATTTAGTGTGACCTTCCGGCCGTCGTATTCTGCTTCGCTAAGATGTTCTATAAATGATTTCATTAATTAAATAGTGCTTTAAATTCTTTAGTCATTCCTGCCTGGAATGAAGGGGCCGATCCAAAGTTTCCTTTATAGCGCAGCTGTATTTTCATAATAGGTGTTTCACCTATTACTAAGAGATAATTTAAATTCGCTGCTGTTGCTCCTGCCTCAAATGCTTGCTTCTTTTTAGGATCTTTGATTATTTTTGCTTTACCTGCCGAAAATACATTTTCTAAAATACTTGACATTGTATCAATATCTTTGTACTCACCTTTTGAAATTTGAGGGCCTTTTTTCAAATATTGGCCGATTCCAGTTACAAGCGCAAAGTCAAAATTTACTTTTTTCAAATCTTTAAGCTCTGCTTTAAAGATTAGTTGCACCAAAGACTCTGCAAACAAATCTGAATTGTTCAACAAAATATTATCCATTTTAATTAGTACACTTTTTTGTGAAGTTAAAGACGAATTGATTATTTTATTATCTAAAGCTCTTACAAATTGTTTCCATGGACGCTTTTTATCAGAACCTACCAAGAAGTCCATTTGTTTTCTTAACGGTAGTTTTGCTATTGGTTTAAGTTCTTGCTGTGTTTGCTTATTTAATTTTTTATAATTCCGAATAATAACAGCACTGTAAAAAATTGCGATCTGCTCTTCTAATTTATTTTTTAAGTCTGCAAAGTTGTTTTTTGAATCAGCTTCAGTTGAGAATGCTGCTAACATTGAAGCAAATGATTTGTTAATTAATGTAGGATCCGCGGTAGTTGCAAGCTTTTTTTCTTTTAATGATACACCTAAATAATTATTGCCTTTTTTAATAATAAAGTCAGAAGAATTAAAATCTTTCATTCCGTACTTTGTTCTTTGAAACTGTTTAACATCTTTATCCCAAGCTTGACCAGTCAAATATACCTTATCGGCTTTTAAATATTCTGTAGGAATTGATTGCGCAGCAGAAATTGCTGAACACAATTTTCCATAGTTTTTATCCATTCCAGCAACCTGTCCGGACGTATGACCTATAACCTTACCACTGTCTACTAACCGTTTTACTTTGTCAATGATCACATCCATTTCAACATCATTAGCTGGTGTTTCAATTTTTGGCAATAACATTAACGCAGAAGCAAACAATTCATTAGGATCTCCGTCAGATTTAAACCCTCCTTGTGGGCGGCATTTTACGTGTACTATTCTTCCGCTATCTGGTGAAATAAACGCAAATTCCTTTGATGCTCTACCACTAGCAACACTATCTAATGTGTATTCTTGATGGTTTTTTATGTGATCTATTGCAGCTGCAACATATGCTGGTCTTTGTCCACCATTTAAATACTTATCAATGTAAATTGTTTTTGAATTCGTTTTAGTGTTTATACCAATGTCTTCAACTTTGATATGAGCAACAACTGAATCCAGCTCTTCCATAAAGGCATATAGAGATTTTTCTTCGTCTCCTTCTGGAGATCTTGTTGCTTCAGTGAAGAGGTAAGGTGAATGCCATGTGCTTTCAGTGATAAATGATAAAAATGATTTAAGTGATAACATGAGTTTGTTCTATTAAATAGTATTTCTATTTATAATACTTATATCCTTAACAATATGATTAATACTAAATCTGTGAAGAAAGCCATCGCATATAAAGACCTTTCTCGCGGCCGTGTGCTTCAATTTCCCATGGTTGATCATAATAATCCATTTTAGAAATGTTAATATTTCCTCCTTGCCATTTACAAACTTTGTTAGTGGAAAAGAAATCCTTTAGTTCACCTCTAGCATACTGCTTAACGTGAACCATTTCATGAGCAACGGTCTCCATCATGGCTGTTTCGTCTTGTGTAGAATCAATACGTATAGTAAACTCTCTAGGTCTGTTACAAGAATCGTCCTCCCAAATACAATCACCTGCAAGAGATTCCTTTTCAGTAAGGCGACATATTAACTGTATCTTAATAGACAATTTGCCGTAAAGTCTTGGCATTAGTTTTTTTACACAAAACTCAGATAACGATTTAACGTTATTTCTTTTTCTTTTTCCGGAGCCACTTACTTCAACCATTTTGATCTAATTCAATTCTACCACAAAAATCAGCTTCTGTAAATACTTTTTTTGCAGAAAATACACTTATTTTGGTGTTCAATTGAACATATTTAGATCTTAAAGGCCGAAAAGTCGCTATTTCCGCATGGTGCTGCAGGTGTTGTAATTTCATCACTAGATAATGTCTGAGCAGAATCTTCTACGTCAAATAGACGCATTTTTGCTCGATCAATACCGACAACAAACCTTTTATTTTGAGTAGGATCGTTATAGCGGTTTTTCAGTTGTTTGATCATAAGTTGATTCATACCTTCTAACTGCTCAGTTGAGATTAAAGCGAGCATTAGATCAGCTGTTGCAGGAAGACCAAATGATTCAGAAGTATCTGTCAGCTCAACATCAGTATTGCCAAACCCTGAACGAGTAACTTGAGTAGCTGACCAAATTGGAACATCGTGCTCAACAGCTAAACCTCTAAGTTCTTCAGCAATTGCTTTAATAAGAGAGTATGTATTAACAGAACCACCTAGGCCTTTGATTCTTGATGATCCCATGATGTTAAGATAATCAACATAGACAACATCAGGCTTAAAGTTTTTCTTAAGCCTGAGCTCATCAAACAGAGCTCGGAAATGGCCGACATGTGCTGTAGCTGTAGGATATTCTTTTACGATAAGTTTGCCTCTAGACTTCTCCTTGAGTTTGTTAACCTTGGTATCAAAAAGTTGTTTAGGCAACGTCTCAAGTTGATCAATCGGGACATCAAGTAGATTTGCATCGATGCGCTCAGCAATCCTTTCTTCTGCCATTTCGAGAGTAACGTATAGTACGTTGAGTCCAGCGGCGAGATTGGCACTAGCAAAGTGACACATTGCCAAACTTTTTCCCACACCCGTACCTGCCAATATGATGTTGAGAGTTTTATTCGAAACACCACCTTTTGTAATGGTGTTAAGGAGCGATAGGTCAAACGGTATTTTGTCTTCTTGAGCATGATAGAAATCGTATCGTTGGGTTGAATTTTCAAAATAGTCGTGGCCAACATTTGTATCAAAGGACACTTGAAGCGCCTTGGATAGTATTCCGGGGATTGCACCATCCGTTAATTGTGTCTCCTTTCCATCGATGATGCTTATAGATTTGATGATAGCAAGATAGACTGCTCTATTCTTGCACCATTCCTCGGTAGAGTTCAGTAGCCATTCTCTGTCAATCTTCTCATGATTACATAAATCAAGAATTAAATTATGAATCTCATTCTTGTTTGACTTATTTATAAAATCGGACTTTTGAAACTCAACATCTAACGCAGATGGCGTAGGCAGTTTGTTGTAATCACCTAGGAATTGGAGTATTAGTTCATACACAGGCCGATACTCGTTTTCAAAGTATTCAGGCTTAAGGTGTGGTAGGGTCTGACGACAAAATTCTTCATCATTCGTCAGATTCTTGAGTATCAGCTTCTGTAGATTCGTCATTAACTTTTTCTTCGATTAAAGTGATAAGTATATCACCCATAAAATTTTTAAACGCCTTAGATTTTTCTAATTTAGTTTTCTTTTTTCCCTTAGGAACTTCATTAATTGTAAAGTCAAATTTTACAACTGGTTCATCGACCGTACCTTTGATTTCAACTTTACCATAGGTATATATTATACCAGTATAAGGACCTTGTACAACTTTTAATGCGTACAATTCGCTATCACCTTTTTCAACAAATTGAATATATCGGTCAACATTTACTTTATTCGCTGGCATCTTCAACCTCCTCTGTTACCATTTCTACGGTTCCGATTTTAAACATTTTTTCAATATCTTGTGCAAAGTCAGTATTTTTAAAAACTGGTTCCCAGAAAGCCTTTTCTAAAGTTTGCTTAGCACGAACGTTTCCTGATAGCTCTTCGCCATTAGCTGGATTTTTTGCTTGGTACCAACCATTCTTAGGTTTAACGACATGCCCGCTTTTTAGAGCAACGTCAAGCAAACCAGACCATTTCTGAATGCCACCTTCCCAAGAAACCGAAATAGGAATTTTGGATTTTTCTTTAACAAAGCGTGACTTTTCAACGTTTACAACAAAGTGGTACCCTTTAACTTCAGTGCCGTCTTTTTCTTGTCGGCGGCCGATAATCCAAACATTATCGGCAGAATACATTACACCAGTTCCGCCTGAAACGACAGCTTTCGGGAACATACCTTGTTCCATGTAAGTATGGTTAATAGCAAGAAGAGGAATGTCTTTAATAGTTAATGTTGGTGTGATCATTCTAAACAGACCTTTAAGAGCCTTTGCTCGCGTCATGTCAGCAACCGATTTCATGTTCTCTGCATCTTCAACTTCTTTCTTAGAAGCGATATTTCCAACAGAATCAATTACAACAATGACTTTGTCTTTGCGATCAATCTCATTTAATTGGTGCACAATATCAAACTTCAATTCTTCAATGTTGGTAACAGGAGTGTGAAGCACGCGTGATGGGTCAATACCGAAAGATTCAAAGTAAGATTGCGGAGATCCAAACTCTGAATCGTAAAACATTAGAACTGCATCATCATGCTTTTTCAAATAAGCAGCTGCCATCAAAAGTGCGAATGAAGTTTTAAAGTGCTTAGACGGACCAGCTAAAACTGTAAGGCCTGACGCAAGGCCGCCGTCGATCGATCCAGAAAGCGCAACGTTAATCATTGGCACTGGTGTTGTTGTCAATTCTTTTTCAGAAAAGAGTTTTGATTCTGAAAGAATTGCTACTCCCGCGGAGCGTGATGATTTTTTTAATTTATCTAATAATGACATGGTTTCCTTGGTTTGTGATACAATTATACACTAATTGTGGTTATTTGTACAACCTTAAATAAAAGATTCGAGTGTTTGAGGCTTTTCTTTAAATTCATAAGTTTGTTTTTTGTTATCAAAAACTCCAAACTCTGCCTTTTTTGTATTTAATTTTCCATCAAGCCAATCTAAAATTGTTCTTGACATATCTTCTGCGGTTGTAACTGGAACGTTTTGACAAATCATATTAAGATTCTTTTTTCCACCTACAAGCTGAAAATCTGAAGGCATTTTCATAATTGAAAGACACTCTCTTACTGTAAGATATCTATCTTCAATTGGATGAGTAAGACACGTTGGCATATGACCAACAAAAGCGCCAATATAATTCTTAGGAATTTCTGTTATTTTACGCATGATGTTACCACCATTTTCAAGTTTTTCATAAATTTCTTCGCAGCGCTTAGCTTGTTTATCATATTTGTGCGCGGTCATCCATTTAGCAACTTTATCATACTTAATACCGTGATTTTCAAGATAGTCTAACGGATTAATACTCCGTTCAATTTTTTCTTGAAATTGAGAGTGGGTAATACCTCCTTCAAGTTCTTCCAAAACAAAACGATAAAAAGGATTATCAGTTGGTTTATTAGTATTAACAAGAACATTCATTGGATCATTTTCATCAACATACGCATTAATAATAGTATCTTCAATTTTTTCATGCGGGCGTCGAAAGAAAGGAAAGATAGGTATTGAATCTCCCTTCCAAAAAAAGTAAAAAGACCTATCGCGCGTTTGACTTAAGCCATGAAGTTTAGACTTAGTTTTGTATAAAGACATTGTATAACCATTATCTTTCGCCAGTTTTCTTAATTGGTCAACAATAGGTTTACCCATTTTAGATGCAAGGCGTGGAGCGTTTTCACCCCAAAATACTTTGGGCTTAATATTTGTTAAAACATATTCCGCAGATTCAATCATCCAGTTATTTGCTTTATTATCAATGGATGCAGAAGGACTTAAAGAAGATAGACCTGCGCACGGACATACTGCATTAACTACATCAACACTATCTGATCGGCCATTACCTTCGTCAATTACGTGGTAAGGAACTTCGTTATTATAGTGATTGAGAAGTTGCGAATCATTAGCCTTAAATGCTGAATACGATAAAATGTATTCAGGTCTTCTGCCAAAGACATTCTGCATCGCAATAGTTTCACCTCCAATAAGTGGGACAACAGAAGCGTATTTATAGTTCATTTTCAATATTATTCATCAATTCTTTAAAGGTGTAATCAGCATCTTGGTGGAGTTTGTAAAATTCAAATGCTTGATTTCTCATCGCTTCACGTTTTTTAGAATTATTTTTAATTTCTAAAATTTGTTGAAATGCTGCGTCAAAATTATTTTCGTCAAGCCAAATAGTTCCGCTGTTATCACACTCAGTTAGTGGTTTTCCATAGTGTCTATGTATACAAATATCTCCGTACTTTTTATTAAAGACAGGAATTGTCCCTGTGCAGACAACTTCACAATGAGTATATTCGATAGAACGATAAATAAACCGCTCTTTCATTCTCGAAAGCTGATATCCAAATCCGACGTTTGACATTCTTTCAAGCATTTCGCTATGGTTATAAGGACCAAATATTTGTACGAGAGATCCATAAGCTTCAGATAAATCGTATGTGTTAGGGTTTTCTCTGGTGCGTGTGTGATCTTCAAATTCATACAATTCTCTAAATAGTATCATTGCCGGAGATCGATCAATACCTTCAAATGTTGTGAGAAGATTATTTGGTCTAAGATACTCATCATGAAATATAAACATTTCTGGGTAACCTTTCCAAGGTGTAGTGCGACCGATCCACTTATGATGCCGTTGATTTTCACAGCTTTCTTTCCAATATTGTTCTTTTACCTCGTCAAAATACATACCTGGTTGGAAAGGTAATATTGCTGTACCTTCATTTACACCAAATAAGTCTACACTGCTACCTACTTTTTCACTAGCATAAATTCCAAAATCGCTTTTTGTAGAATGAGCAAAAACTACTTTGGCTGCAGTCAAAGCTTCATCCAATCCCGCATTACGCCGAATGGAGATCATGTTGTGATCGTGTTGAATAAGAACAATTGGGACAGTGATTTCACTAATCATTCTTTTAAAATTATTAACCGCTTCTATTTGTAAACTTATCGGAGGGAGGGAATTGATGATAGCAACATCAGACTCATTAATATCTTTAATGGCATTGTCTACCTGATCATCATTACTAAACCTTAATAGACCAATGTTACTAACTTCATGACATTTTGTGCGTGACCATGTCTTGTCTTTAG